ATATTTTTGACTTATATCGCTTGCAACTTCCCATTGTTCGCCGCTAAAAGCAAAAAAAGCACCGTTGGCATCGAGTATCTTTGTTTGTTCTGCTTCATTATTAAAATGTTTCATTACATCTCTCCATTATTAGCTAAAGAATACACATCAACCCCACCAACGATAATATGGTCTAAAACACGGATATCGAACAGTTCCGCACATTCCTTAAGTTTTTTTGTAATATTTTTATCTGCTTGGGATGGCGGACAGCTTCCAGACGGATGATTATGTGCAAAAATTAGAGCCGCCGCATTATACTGCAATGCCTTTTTTATAACTTCCCTTGGATACACACTAGCACCATCTATAGTGCCGGTAAAAAGACATTCGTGTTTTATTAGTGAGTGCTGATTGTCTAAAAATAAACAATGGAACTCCTCATGCTCTAATGTGGCTAATTTTAGTTTTAGATAATTCTCAGTATCTTCTGGCGACGTAAAATAATACTCTTTTTTGATTAGTCTTGACTCTAAAATAAAAAGAGCTTTTTTAATTGTCATGCTCTCACTGCTTATTGTTGATTGCGCGTTATAAGACGTCTGCGCCTCTGTTTCTATCTTGTTCATTGTAATTTCCTTTAGTGTATTAAAAGGCCGTCATTAGTCGGCCTTGATTGATGTTAAAACTTTGCTTTTAATATCTCTTCTAGTAATTCTAAAAGTCTAGCATTTTGAGCATCAAATTCTGCTATTAGCTTAGTATTATGCACCCTTTGCTCTACTAACATATCGTCCATTAATTCCGTAATTGTCTTTTTCATTTTATAATCCTATTTCAAAAATTATCGCGACAATGACACAAGCTATTATTAGATAGGCCGACGTTAATTTAATTATTGTTTTCATTTTTTTTCCCTGGCTTTGCGCTTAAGATATTTAAGCGACGGATAGATTATACATAACAATGATATTTAAATACAACATATAAATATTATTTATTTTAGATTGATATACTTTTTTAAACAAAAACTTATTTTTATATAATAGCGAATCGAAATTATATTAATAGCGAATCGAAACTATCCCTTTTTATTATCCAAAAAATCGATACACCTTGCTAATTCCATCTTATTTTTAGATAATCAAAACAGGGCAGGGCGGGCCGGTGCGAAACTATTATATAATCTTTTATTTGATAATAAATTTAACATAATATACATTATGCGAAGTGCTGAACCCGCGTAATCCGTGCCTTGCAGTTCCTCCTGACTCTGTAAGCCGCGCCATTCGTGGGCTTGCTCTGTAAGCCACGTCAACCGTGGGCTAGGGGGGGGTGACCTACACTTTTGCAGCGTTTTTTGCTACCGTTAAGCCTCCACAAAAAATTTACAAAAAAACCGAAAAATCTGGTTTACATGATAGGATATATTCCGATACCATAATAAGAACATAAGGTTACAAATAATGGAACACCGCCATACACGCTCTACACAAAAACTAACAGATAAACAGCGTCGCTTTTGTGAATTAATGATAGCTGGACATGGTTCTACCACCGCCTATGCGCTGGCTTATGAAATAGAAGAAACAGAGTCTAGTAAATCCGCTTTGGGGGCAAGAGGAAGTAGACTAATGAAAACTGAAAGCGTAGTAGACTATATGGACAAAATACGCGCCCCTATAATAGTTAGACTTGGACTTACATTGGAAAGACACCTAGACGACCTTGGTGCAATAAGAGATGCCGCATTAGCTGCCAATAACTTTACTGCGGCTTGCACTGCTGAAATAGCTCGTGGTAAAGCTGGTGGACTATATGTAGAGAGGTCAGAGTCAACAATCCGAAGTCTTGCGGCTAATGTCACTGTCCCCCTTGAACAGCTTAAGGATGTTGCAGCCGCTCTGTTAACTAAGATATAACTCAACAAGTAACCGAACAAGTAACCGAACAAGTAACCCCATGAGCAACCAAACATGAGCGAAAAGAAAGTATTTACCGAAAGTGAAATAGCCCTTGCCAGAGAGTTTTGCAGGCAGGACTTTTACTTTTTTGTAAGGTGGATGTTCTATCACAACAAGAATATCGAATGGCAGAAAAATGGACACCATGACATTATGGCGAAAGCCATGACTGATGTGTACAACAAGAAAATAACCCGATTGGTGATTAACATCGCCCCCAGGTATGGGAAAACCGAGATGGTCATAGTCATGTTTTCAGCATGGTGTTTTGGTCTCAGCCCTGACAGTGAGTTTATCCACGCGTCCTATTCTGCTCAGCTAGCTGGTGAGAACTCCTTTAACGTAAGAAGTATTATTACCCATCCAGAATACCAGACTATATTCCCTGAAGTTACGCTCAGAGCGGATAGTAAAGCCAAAGATCACTGGAAAACAACTTCTGGTGGTGTGTTTTATTCTACCGGTACTGGAGGGGCATTAACCGGGTATGGTGCTGGGAAAGAGCGTGAAAGATTTGGGGGTTGTATCCTGCTCGATGACTTACATAAGAGTGACGAAGCCCGATCAGATATTATGCGTAACAATGTTATTGAATGGTACGCCAATACACTCGCCTCCCGTGTAAACAGTAAAGACACTCCTATCGTTTTAATCATGCAGAGATTGCATGAGCAGGATCTAGCCGGCTGGTTGCTTGAAGGTGGAGCCGGGGAAAAATGGGAACACATTAATATCCCAGCTATCAACCCTGATGGAACAGCCCTATGGCCACTTAAGCACACCATTGAAAAGCTCAGGGAAATGGAGCAAGCAAATCCGTATAACTTCTCTGGTCAGTATCTACAGATGCCCTCACCACCTGATGGTGGTCTATTTAGGCCTGAACAGCTTAAGGTTATGGAGATATTACCGGCAGAGCGTATTCAATGGGTAAGAGGATGGGATTTAGCCTCATCCACCAATGGTGATTATACTGTTGGTGCTAAATTAGGTCGATTATCTGATGGTAGGCTTATAATTGGTGATATAGTGCGAATTAAGGTAAATGCGGACGAAAGGGACGCAATTATACAAAATACAGCCGAATTTGATGGTAAAATGTGCAAAATATCCCTTCCTCAAGATCCAGGTCAAGCTGGTAAAACTCAGGTGCTTTATCTGACTAGATCATTGCAGGGTTATCGAGTAGTTTCTAGTGCAGAGTCTGGGAATAAAGTTACCAGAGCAGAACCTTTTGCAGCTCAGGTGAATATTGGTAATGTGTACATGCTAAGAGGTGTTTGGAATCAGGCATTGATTAATGAGATGCGAATGTTTCCTAATGGTAAGAATGACGACCAGATTGATGCTCTTTCTAGGTGTTTTGAGCAATTATTAACTGGTGGAATGGGTTTTAAGATAAGCAATGCCGCTTTAGAACGGGCATCCATACGTAATAGACATAGGTTTTAATATGAAAACAGAAAAAGACCACCTTCCCTTTATAAGTGCTTTGGCGATAAACAAAGCTGCTAAAAAGCCTGTTAGACCAAAGTTTAAAGCTCCAAAGCTAATGGATGGCGTTGTGCCTGAAGGACGGCAAGCTGCTGTGGCTATGGATGATGCTATGGGAGCTTATACCTATAGCAATAACTTGTTCTCGGTTAACTTCCAGACGTTCCCCGGCTATCCTTATCTTGCAGCATTGACCACTAGAGCGGAGTTTAGGCAAATATCAACTACTATTGCCAATGAGATGACTCGCGGTTGGATTACTATCACATCTACTAAAGATGGCGATGTAGATTACAACAACAAGATCAAAGAGCTTGAAAAAGCAATGGATGACTTTGATATTAAGCAGAATCTTAATCAAGCTATCCTAAATGAAGGCTTGTTCGGTCGTGGACAGATGTACATTGAGGTGGATGGTCATAATATGGACGATCCGTTGGTGATTAGTCACCATACGATTAAGAAAGGTTCTGTGCAGGGCTTTAGGTCTATTGAGCCTATGTGGACCACTCCAAGTGTCTATAATGCCTTAAAACCCTATAAACCTGACTTTTACAAGCCTAGAGCATGGTTTATGTTGGGTGAAGAGACGCACGCGTCCCGTCTACTGACGTTTGTAACCCGTCCTTTACCGGATATGCTCAAACCGTCTTATAACTTCAGTGGTATGAGTCTATCCCAGATGGCTGAAGCTTATGTGGATAATTGGTTACGGACTAGACAGGCTATCTCTGATCTTGTTAATAACTTCTCTACCACTGCATTAGCTACTGACATGAGTCAAACGCTGATGGGCGGTAATGGCTCTGATATTGATGCTAGAGCTGACTTATTCACCATGCTCAAATCCAATAGGGGCATGATGCTGATTAACAAAGATACTGAAGAACTGGTACAGTTGAATGTACCATTATCTGGCTTAAGCGACCTACAATCACAAGCTTTAGAGCATATATGCTCAGTAACACGCATTCCGGCTATGATTTACACCGGAATTTCACCCGCTGGTATGAACGCATCATCTGATGGCGAGATAAGAATATTCTATGATTGGATATTATCGCAGCTAGAAGCGCATTACCGTGATGGCCTACAAAGCATTTTAGAGATTATTCAATTACACCTATGGGGCGAGATTGATGCTGATATTGGTTTTAGCTTTAATCCTTTATGGGAACAGAGCTATACCGAGATGGCTAATGTCAGGAAGATGGATGCTGACACTGCGGCTATCTATATAGCCAATGGTGTTATAGACCCGTCTGAGGTGCGCGAGAAGCTTGCACACGACCCAGAATCAGGCTACCAAGGTCTTGACCTTAGTATTGAGATTTTGAACCCTAACGAGGGTAACGATAACCCTTTTGAAGATAACAATGATGACCCATTTAAGAAAAATCCGTTCCAAGAAAATGAAAGTAGCGAGAAAGGCGTATCTAGTCAAGAAGAGATAGACGATGCAGACGCTCAGACCGGTTCACGCTAATATAGGCGCTATTGCCAAGTATAGGAGACAATTACAGGACGCGATTAAGGAAATGTCCGACAGTTACCTATATTGGCTAACAGCCGCCTATAATAAAAACCAACCAACTAACATGGCGGCAGATTTATTGCCGTCTGCTGACGCACAAAAGAAACTTGATGAACTTAAGAGGAAATGGCGACACAAGTTTGAACTATTAGCGCTTTATTTGGCGTTAATGCACATTACTAGGGCAGCGCGTATCACTGATAATGCATTAATGAGTGCTTTAGCTGCGGTAGGTATTAGTGCCACTTTTAAAGATACTCGCGCCATAAAAGACATTTTGAACGCCAGTGTTGGAGAAAATACTAACCTAATAGAGTCTATCCAAGAACAATACCATACTCGGATAGAGGGTATTGTTATGCGTGGCTACTCTATGGGAAGTTCTTTGGATGTTATCCGAAAAGAAATGAAGAAAGCACAAGCTATTACCGAACGTAGGGCAGGTACTATCGCTGGCGATCAAATATCCAAGATAAATAGCGTTGTGCAGAGCGCAAGATTATTGGAAGTGGGTATTACTCATGCAACATGGTTTCATTCGCATAAAGGTGTACCTAGACCAGATCATTTAGCGGCTGACGGCAGGGTATATGAAATAGCAGAAGGCTGCTTAATTAGTGGGGAGTATTTACAACCTGGTCAACTTATAAATTGTCGCTGTGTAGGCAGGGGAATATTAAATTAGTTTGACACAAGCAAAAAACTGTTATAATCCGAATTAATTACTGTCGGGAGATAGTATTCTCCCTTGAAGGACTCATGTATGCCACAATTAGCTTTTGATAAGTCAGTAAGACGTTTGGACGAGAACGGTATGCTGCACGTTGATGAAACTCATATAAGCAAAGCTGTCATTAATCCTTATATGGGATATGAGATACCTAGAAGTGAAGAACTAGGTCTTGATCCCGACAAAGTCTATTATATGTACAGAGATGCGGACGAACTAGCTAAATCGGCTGATAGTTTTCGTAATCTACCTGTGCTATCAAAGCACGTTCCAGTATTCGCAGACAAACCACCTAAAGACCTAATTATTGGTTCTACAGGATCGGATGTCGAATTTAACTTACCTTATTTGTCAGTATCTCTATCTATATGGGATGAACAAGCGATTAATCTTATTGAAGCAAATGCTAAGAAAGAATTATCGAGTGCCTATCTATATGATGCAGATATGACTGCTGGTGAAGTTAATGGTGAAAAGTACGATGGTATCATGAGGAACATTCGTGGAAATCATGTAGCCGTTGTCGAGTCGGGAAGGGCGGGGCCAGATGTGGTCGTTGCTGATTCTAACCCGTTTTATAATCCTTCATCTATGGAAACAGACACGATGAGAATGACCAAAAAAGGCAAAGCACGTTTGACGTTGCTGAAAGCCGCTCTACCGAAGTTGGCACAGGACGCAGCTCTGCCATCATTGGTGAACGGTAAAACGATAGACGCAAAAAAGATTAAAGCTCTTTATTTAGCTCTTGATGATTCAATGGATCCTGAACAATTAGACAACATCATTGATGCTGTTCTAGGCGTTGAAGAAGTTGATGCTAATCCTGAAGCTCAAAACTTAGAGCCAACAGAAGCTGGTGTTGGTGACGAGGATGAAGTTGAAGGCGAGAAAGAAAGCGAAACTGAAGGTTCTCCACATGAGAAACTACATGGCTTTCTAGCTGGTAAAGGTATGGGCGAAGACGATATTGAAACTGCTAAAGGTTTCTTTCCAAGCACTGACTGTTCAGATAGCGATGACAACATCGAAGAATCTGAAGAAAGTAAAATGGAAGACAAACCAGTAGAAGATGAAGAAATTATCGACGAAGACCAAGACAACAAAGAATGGGGTAAACCAGCAATGGATGCCGCATTAAAAGCTCACGAAGTTAAGCTTACTAAGAAGTTTAAAGAGTTGGAATTGGCTAAAGCTGATGTCCGTTCTGTAGTAGGTGATGTTCTGGGTATGGATAGTGCAGAAGAGATTTATAAATTCGCACTTAAATCTAAAAAGATTGCATTTGATGGTGTTAATGAACTTGCCGGTTTAAAAGCCGTATTTAAAGCTTCTTTGACGATGGATGCAGTAACTCACAAAACCTTCAGTGGTAAAGTTAAGTCTATGACTGATGCTTTCCCTGGTCTATCACGTTTCTAAGGAATATTCATGGGCTTTCAAAACACAGTAAATAATGCACAACCAGTAGGTTTACCAGGCGATTTCGCATCTGAAAACCCTGCTCGTCAACTTATCCCTTCATTCGGTATTGCTGGCGGTATTGATACTGCTAATGCTGCCGGTGTAGATTACTTCTTAGTTGGTACTACTGGCGCAACTATCGGTCAATTTGCTTGGATTCAAGCTGATACTACTATTACAAGCGTTGGTGTTTCTACTAATGCGCCAGATGGTTTCATCCCACGCAATCAACAAGGTTTTATATTAACTCAACCTACAGGCGTTACTCCATCTACTGATACCTGGTATGGAATGACTGTTCCTGCTGGTCAAAGCATAACTGTATTTGAATCAGGAAGCTTTTATGTTAGAGCCACTGTTGCTGGTGCAACTTATGGTCAAAAAGCATTTGCTAAATCAACTGACGGCTCTATCCAATTTGCTGCTGCTGGTGCAACTGTAACTGGCTTTGTTGAGACATCATGGGTTTGCCGAGCTACTGTTGCTGTTGGCGAAATCACTATCATTTCTGCGGCTTAAGGAGCTTATAAATGGACAATTTAGACGTATTAAAAGATTTGATTGGTGTTGTTTATCCAGAAGGCTACGAATTAGCTATGGATTCTGCTGATTATAAAGAAAAAATGATGGCGTTAGATGCTCAAACTCAAACTGTTACTTATAGCAACAGCGCAATCCCTGCATTCTTAACTACTGTCGTTGATCCTAAAATCATCGAAATCTTAACTACTCCAATGAAAGCAGCAGATATTGCTGGTTCTGAAGTTAAGAAAGGTAGCTGGGTAGATACAACTTGGTTGTTCCCTGTTATTGAATCAACTGGTAACGTATCTTCTTATGGCGATTTCAGCACTACTGGTCGTTCATCTGCAAATGCTAACTGGCCTGAGCGTCAACAACATTTCTATCAAACTGTTACTAAATGGGGCGAAAGGGAATTAGCTCGCATGGGTCAAGCTCGTATTGACTGGGCATCACGTTTGAACATTGCTTCAGTATTAACTCTGAACAAATTTCAAAACTTGTCTTACTTCTACGGTATTAAAGGCTTACAAAACTACGGTATCTTAAACGATCCTTCTTTGTCTGCTCCTTTATCTCCAGGTGTTAAAGCTAACTTTGGTGCATCAGGTACTAATGCTTGGTTTACTTCTGCTGGTGCGGTTAACGCAACTGCTTTAGAAGTGTATGCTGACATTCAAGCTGCATTCAAATTGTTGCAAACTCAATCACAAGGTTTGATTGATCTAAGCACTCCAATGACTTTAGCTATGTCTCCTTCTTCTGAAGTCGCATTAACATTGACTACTCAGTACAATGTTAACGTACAAGACTTGTTGAAAAAGAACTTCCCTAACTTACTTGTTAAAACTGCACCTGAGTACGCTGGTACTGCTGGTCAGTTGATGCAATTAATTGCAGATGAAGTTGAAGGTCAACGTACAATGGAAGTTGCTTTCTCTGAAAAGTTAAGAGCGCATCCAGTTATTCTTGATGTTTCTTCTTTCAAACAAAAGAAATCTCAAGGTACTTGGGGCGCTATTATTTATCGTCCATTCTTAATTTCACAAATGAGCGGTATTTAATACTGTACAATGGAGTAGAGCCTTAAAAAGCTCTACTCTTTTTTATTAACTAACGAGAAATAACATGGCTGGAATAATTAAAATTGGCTGTACTTTGCCACATGGCATTATCTTACATCACAATGATGTAACCGTTGAAATTGCTGGCGCAAACCAACAAACATCCGAATATTTTAAACTACTTGGTGATTTTGGTATCACTGATGTAGACGCTGACTTCTGGACAGCATGGAAAAAAGCTAACTACGCTTTCACAGCTTATGTAGTTGGGGCTATTTATGAAGCCACCGATGAAAAGAGCGCTAAAGCTAAAGGCAAAGAACAAGCAACAATAGATACAGGCTTTAAGCCTTTAGATCCAAGTTCACATGGCGTAGAAGAAGATAAGGGCGAATAATGGCTGTCGTTGCGTTTGATTCATTTGGTTTCACGGTGAGATATCCTGAGTTTCAGGAAGTATCTTCTTTGCAATTAGCAGCCTATTTTATTGATGCTGGTCTGTATTGCGACAATTCAGATCAAAGCAGAATAGTGAATCTTATGCAACGTCAATCTTTATTATGGATGATGACGGCTCACATAGCTTTCTTAAGTGGGGCTATTGATTGCAACAATGTCAAACCAGTTGGTCGTGTATCGAGCGCAGAAGAAGGTTCTGTTAAAGCAGAACTGGAATATATGACATTAACAGCAGGGTCAGGGCCATGGTTCCAACAAACACAGTATGGAGCTGCATTCTGGCAAGCTACAGCCTCTTTCAGAGGATTTAGATATAAAGTAAGGTCAACACTACCGTGGTAGACTTTTCTAGCTCCTTTGACGCTAAGATAGATGCTTATGCTAAAAACATGACTAGCGGAAATGTTGAGATAGGGTTTTTAGGTGGTCACGTTAGTAACAAAGGCATCAACTACGCCACCATTGCTTTCTGGAATGAATTTGGTGTTGCAGCATCAGGGGCATTATGCCGTTTTTTAGTGGGCGATCACTATATGACTATCCCCCATGCTGGCATCCCATCAAGGCCATTTTTTAGATCAATGATAAGTAAAGAAAAAGGAACATGGGCTTCTAAGTTAGGTGTGTTATTGAAATCAAATAAGAACACGACACAAAGTTTAAGTTCAATGGGCGCAGATATAAAGGGCGCGCTACAAGCATCAATACAAAGCTGGACGGAACCAGCTAATGCTCCAATTACAATAGCCAAAAAAGGCTTTGACAATCCTTTAGTTGATACTGGCAATATGGGAAACACTGCCATAGAAGTTAAGGTAAACAAAGGGCTGCAAGATGATTAATGTTCGTGGATTGGCTAATAGCGCAACAAGCACTGTTAATAATAATGCGTATATTACTATTTTAAGCTCTAATGGGTACACCATTGGTGCTGGGCGTAAACAAATACCAACTTACGACCCTATAGTGTCAGGAATGGCGCAGACTCAAGCATTAGATAATGCAGACCTTGAAAAGATACAAGGTTTAAATATGCAGGGTGTTTACCGCTCATTATACTTGCAAGGAGCATTACACGGTGTTATTAGAAAGACTGGTGATGGTGGAGACTTAATAAGTTATAATAATCAAAGATGGTTAGTATCAAAAGTTATTGAAACTTGGGATGACTGGACTAAAGTTGTTATCTGTTTACAGGTTGATTAATTATGACAATGTTTGTTCCTTCCATTACCGTTGACCAAGTTATTGATGCACTAGGAGCTTATATTCAACTATTTACAACTTCTCAAATTATAAGAGGAGCTGTTAATAGGACGGCAATGCCTTTAAGTCCATTTGTTGAATTAACAGAAGTAACTTCAATTTCTTTAAATAAACCTATTGAAACATATACTGATACAACAGAAATAATATCTGAGCATGTTAAACTTGAAGTTCAAATAGATTTATATGGATGGGAGTTGAGTGATACGGCTAGGGCATTACATTCGTCATTTAGGACTATATGGGCTGTTTCACAGCTTCCTGAGTCTATTGTCCCATTGTATTGCACTGAGCCTATAAAGATGCCTATACAGAACGCAGAGGATCAGTACGAACAGCGTTGGACAATGACTATATCATTGCAATATAATCCTGATGTAATTGTTCCTCAAACAAGTTTTAATGCACCAGGAACCAATAATCTAATCCCTGTGGATATAGTTTATAGTTAATTTTAGTAACAACCAACAATGTCGGGAGACATAATTATGGCATCATCTATACCAATTTCTAAAGAAGTAACCGTAATACCTGGTGTTGTAGGTACAGGCGGTAATCCTTTAGCATTAAACACTGTTTTTTTAACTCAAAATACATTAGCACCAAATGAAGCTATATTAAGTTATTCAAATGCAACTGATGTAGGAGCGTACTTTGGCACAACATCAGCGGAGTATTTGGCTGCTGTATGTTATTTTGCTGGATTTGATAATGCAAGTAAATTTCCAAGTACATTATTTATAGCGGGTTATGCAGCTACATCACAACCTGCGTGGTTGCGTGGTATTAACTTAGCTGGTCAACCATTAACGTATTTTACAGCATTAAATGGTTCATTGAGTATTGTAATCAATGCTGTAACTTATAGTAATCCCTCTTTAAATTTAGCTTCTGGAACAAGCATTGGTGGCGCAGAATCGACATCCATTATAAATCTTATTAAAACAGGATTAGGCTTTACCGGTGGATCAGCTCCAACAATTACTTGGGATTCAATTAGAAGCCAATTTGTTATCACATCGTATGCAACTGGGGATGGCGTAACAATAGCTTATGCATCTGGCACATTATCGTCACCATTAGGTGTCGCTGCTGGTATATTAAGTCAAGGTGACAGTATTGATACACCCGCTGATGCAATGAATGATTTGCTTAATTTGTCAAATAATTGGGCTACTTTCATGACAATTTGGGAAACTGTCAACACTGATACAATTCTTTTTGCACAATGGACTCAAGCCCAAAATGATCGCTATGCCTATATAGTGTGGGATTCTGACATAGGAAACAAAACTGCAAATAACGCCACAACTATTGGTGCTATTATCGCAGCGGATACATTTGATGGGACATTAGTTTGTTATGCGCCAACAGGAGGCGTGTATTTAGCAGCAGCCATAGCTGGTTATGCAGCGGCAGTTGATTGGAGCGCACTCAATGGCAGGGCTACTCTTAAATTTAGACAGCAATCTGGTTTAGCTAGTTATGTGGGAGAAGTAACTAATATAGCTGATGCCAATGCTGTATTAAGTAATAATTCTACTTATTTTGGTAGCTATTCTGCTCCAGGTGTTGGCAATAATTACAACATCATTGCTGATGGAGCTATGGGCGGCAGTCGTTTCGCATGGTTTGATACTTATATTGGTCAGATTTTCCTTAATTCACAACTAGCTCTTTCAATATTTGAGGGTTTACTACAAGTGAATATGGCTCCATACAATGACTTAGGCTACAACCTAATTAGAGCGTGGTGTGCTGATCCTATTGAACAGGCATTAAATTGTGGAATCATTAGAACTGGCGTGTCTTTAAGTAATAGCCAAAAAGCAGCGATTAGCTATAGCGTGGGCAAGGATATTTCTACCCAATTACAAACACAAGGCTATTATCTAAATATTGTTGATGCAACCGCTCAAGAGCGTGGCGCACGCGTTAGTCCACCAATGAAATTGTATTATATGGATGGCGGTGCGATTCAACAAGTTACCTTAAACTCTATCGTAGTATTATAAAGGATAAATCATGGCAACTATAACCTCAGCAGATGCAGTATTTATAATTACTGTGCCTGATATTGCAATTATTCACCAAGTACAAGGCTACGCAGCAGACGCAGCCTTTGATGTTGGTGAGCAAGACGTAGCACAAAACATTCTAGGTGTTGATGGTAAAAAGTCATCAGGTTGGATTCCACAAATGTACACACAAGCTGTACATTTACAAGCAGATAGCCCTAGCGTTAGTGTGTTTGATGCAATTTATCAATTCCAAAATACTAACAAAACTGTCTATTCAATCACTGGAACTGTTACTTATAACGCAACAGGTAGATCGTATGCCTTACGTAATGGTACTTTAACTTCTTACAAACCCTTACCTGATGCTAAACAAGTATTGCAAGCGCAAGACTTCTCTATCGTTTGGGAAAAAGTACAACCAGCTTTAATTTAATATGAGAAAAACAGTCGATATATTAGGCGTAGGTCGTGACGAAAACAAGGTTTATAGAATAACCGAGTTTGGTGCTTTCAAAGCTGAAAGAATAGCTATGAGGGGGTTATGGGCTATTGCCGCATCAGGAGTGGAAATTCCTGAAGATATGTCGACTGCTCCACTGGCAAAGCTCGTTGAAATAGGTATTATGTCTTTGGCAAAAATACCTTTCAACGTAGCTGAGCCTTTATTAATAGAAATGTTAGAGGCTGTCACATTAGTAATGCCAGACTCTCAGATTAGGAAAATACTGCCTGATGACATTGAGGAATACCGTACTATTCTTAAATTGAGAAAGGAAATTATTTCTCTACATATTGATTTTTTTTTCGAAAACGAAGTCCAGATTACGGAATAGGTTTACCGGGTAAAACTGTTGAACCTCACAAGCTGGTGGCCTGTGTAAACATACCGGGCATCCATGCGAGTTTAATAACCAATAAGCTTGCAACATTACATGAATTACAAGAAGTATATAGCGCGGAAGATGCGTATGATATGCTTGAAATGCTTACAGTTAATTTTCATAACGATAGGATAGTTCATGGCAACCGTACTTGATTCATTAAAAGTAATCTTAGGTTTAGATGCTACAGGCTTCCATGCTGAAATAAAGAAGATTAAGCAAGAACTGAAAGAAATAACTAAAGAACAAAAGATTGATGTTACAACTGTCAAAAAAGTCGAAGCTGAAAAAGACAAAATATTAGATAAGGCTGTTAAGAAAAGAAAGGTTGTTCGCAAAAAAGAAACTACCGAAGTAAAGAAAGAAAGAAAAGAAGAAGATGAACAAACAAAGGCTGCCGAAAAAACCCAAACAAACACATTAGTTGATGTCATATCAAAAAGATTTGCTGCTGTTGCCATAGCTAATAAAGTATGGAATATTGCAAAAGAGGGACTAATTGACGCTGCAACTTTTGAAAGATTATCTTCTTCAATGCAAGACTCAGCTATTGATCTGAAGGCTTATTCACTTAGCATGGAAATGATTGGTGGAAGTGCGGAATCTGCAGTCAGAGGCATTCTTGATCTACAATCAAAATTAGATAGATTTCAATTATATGGCGAAGGCGCAGAAGATTTATCTAAATCAATAGGTATGATAGGGGCCGACCTTTTAAAGTCCACAGGCGAGGCTAAAACAGCCCTTGAGCTTATGGACGATGTTCAAAGCTATATTGACAGAAACCCACAACAATTAACTGGATCACAACTAAGAGAAGTTGTGACACCATTGCTTGGTGATGATGCTATTAATAAATTCTATGCAATGAGCCAACCCAAACCTAAAAGAACGTCTTTACAGGAGATAGCACAATCAAACGCAAAGGAAGCACAAAAAACAGGTAAAACTGCTCAGAATACAATAGAGACTGCCAGAGGAACTATACAAGACGTAAAAACTAGCATTGCAGGTGCAGTTGGTGATATTTTAAATCCAGACAATTATTTTCAAACGGAAAAAAATAAAGCAAAAGCCAAGTCATTAGGATCAATAGTAGAAAAATTAGAATCTAATCCAAATGACCCTAATAAAGTAAGTCCCGCAGGTGCTATGGGGGCAAGGCAAATGTTACCCGCTACTTTTGATGCGGAAGCTAAGGAAATGGGGATTAAAAACCCTAATATAAATGATCTTGATACAAATAGAAAGGTTAGTGACCATTATTTAGAAAAATTAGCTAAGAAGTTTGGGGGGCAAGGTCAAGCATTATTAGGCTATAATCGTAAGGGTGAAAGTACTGAATTTAAAGATGGAAAATTTGTAGGTGGCAAGATACTAGGAGAATCACAAGATTATTTAGGTAACGCTCTAGCTATGAGAGCGCCTAACGAGTATAAATATGACAAAAACACAAATAAAGTTACAAATATTTTAAGTGGAATGGTTATTAATATTAATGGCGACCAAGATTCTACAAATAAAATTATAAACGAAATAAATCGTACATTTATTGATATGGGCAGCAATAATACGGGGATGCAATAATGGGGATTGGAATACCACAATTACTTGTGCCATCTATTGGTAGCATCGGTCGGGCTGCATTAACTTTAGCTCAAGGTGCTTTGTTTGATTTTTTAACTGTTGATACTAAGTGGGGCATTTATTATCAAGGAAGCACTCAGGAGATTATATTAGGTAAAGTTAAGCCTAGTAGTATAAGCGGTATTGCTGGTCAAGCCACTTCATTGGCAGGTGTTAAATCCCTGTTAAGTGGTGAGTTATTAGCTAATAATGTGTTTATTGATAGCGTAGTATCCATTTCTCAGAAAAAAGGCTCTGAATTATCTAACTACCGATTAGAAACAGGAAGTTTTACAACTTACAATAAAGTAGAAGCTCCTAGGCAAGTTAATATTCGCATTACTAAAGGTGGCACAGAAGAAGAACGAGGATTGCTTCTAGTATGGCTGGATATGGTTAGTAAAGGCTATACAAAAAAAAGAACAAAAATTAAAACTGGCGGTTCATTTCATAATAATTATTTTGATATTTATGTTCCAGAAGTTCATTATCCAAATATGACGTTAGTTGATTATTCAATTACTAGAGACTCGTCATCTGGCGTTAGTTTATTAATTGCAGATTGTATTTTCCAAGAAATAATGCAAGTTTCAATGCAGTATTCTTCGTCAAAAACATCCAATTCAACACAAGCTCAAGATATAGGTGCAGAAGACAATTCAGTACAAGCTAATAAACCTTCACTATCAATATTAGATAAAATAAAAGGCGTTGCCGATTCTTTTTCCAGTGTTGCTGATGGTTTAGGGGGAATAGGCTTATGAATTATCTACAAATACCTTTACAAGCTATACCTTCACAAACTGTTGGTGTGTCTTTAAATTCTCAGCAATGCTCTATTACATTAAGAGAGTTGAATGGAAGGCAATATTTAAGCCTTTCAATAAATGGAGCGCCTATATGTAATAACGTGTTATTACAAAGCAGCACATCAATTATAAAAGCAGCTTACACAGGTTTTGTGGGCGATTTAATTGTCATAGACTCTGTTGGTAGTGACGCGCCCATTTATACTGGGTGGGGTTCACGATGGAGTTTGATATATAACTATGCCTAGTAACGTCCCTGATATAAATACTGATGGTACCGCTACTAAGAAAGACTTGGTGGTTGCTGTTGATAGGTCTTTTAAAAATAGAGATATTAAAGTAATTATTACATTACCAGACAATATTAATAACTCACCTAATGTATTTTTCAATGATTCTAATGTAATTACTATACAAAATGCAAGGGTAACTGCGCATGTTTTATTAGCTGGATCAGCATCATTGCCAGTCACTAAAGTGATGATTTATGGTTTAGATAAATCAGTAATGGACAAGTTAACTGTTTACCAATGGAATCTTAATAAATACACCAATGCTAAAATTGAATTATATGCCAATGACAACCTAGTTTGCATAGGCACATTTCAAGATGCATATGCTGATTATAATAGTATGCCGAACGTGCCTTTTATTATCACAGCATCTTATGGTGTGCTTGATAATCTTAAAAATGTAACAGGCATATCATTTGGTAAAGCAATTAAAGTAACTGATATTGCTCAATCAATTTGCAATTTAATGGACGATAAGCCTACTGTAATTAATGGATTAGCTACTATTGACAATAAAGGTAATCCAATACCTATTCCAACAGTAACAGACGCAGTGTTTTCAGGATCTCCAATAGCTATGCTATGGAAACTAAAAACATCAGCCAACATGGATGTGACACTTGATGCTTCAAACAATGAGGTATTATTAACCTACAAGGGTGATTGCGCGTATTTTGCAGTTCATAAGGAAATTCCATTAGTAACATCAGAAACAGGGTTAATTGGTTCACCATTACGTAAATCACAAATATTATGGACTATAAAGGTGCTTTATTCTCCTGTTTATAAGCCACATGGGTTAATTAGAATACAATCTAAATTAGTACCTAATGGCGGTGATTTTTATGCGACTATTCAAAACATGGTAATATCGTTAGATAGTCAAACACCAAATGGGCAATGGTTTATTGAAATGGATGTTTGGTTAAAGGATGGATATGCCCAATAATAGCGCAAGGTATTACACGAGCAAGGCAACGCCTAATGACTACAAGACGCTACCCAATGCTATTAACTTTAACATAGACCAGAAGCTTTTAGGCTTACAAACCAGTATGCCAGTCATAGTGCAGGCAGTTACACCTAATACTTTGTTTGCTGGCACAGTTGACGTATTTCCTATGTTACAACAGGTAGGTAATGATGGTTCTTTATGGGATTATTCAACTTTGTACAGCTTGCCTTATACAAGGATGCAAGGCGGGACAAATGCTGTTATCATTGACCCTGTAATTGGTGATATAGGTATTGCGATATTTGCATCTAGGGACATTACTACCATTAAAAGTACAAGGAAGAAGGGCAAACCTGGTAGCTATCGTTCTTACGATCTTTCTGATGGAATGTACATTGGTGGTATACTTAACGCTACTCCAACGCGCTTCATACAGTTTAGTGACATTGGGATAACGATAACACCTAATACTACGCTTACTATTAATGGTAACGTGTCTGTAACAGGCACTATAACAGCCACAGGGGATATTACTGGAGCTGGAACATCATTACATACACATACGCATAAAGGCGTACAGACTGGAAGTGGAAATACGGGAGCGCCTAACTAATGCTTGATACAATTTATGTTGATCCAACAGCTTGGGATTTTGCATTAGATATTTATGGTAACATCGCGGTAGCTAATGCTCCTTATGCGGCAGCTCAAGACGTAGCGTCTTCATGTAGGTTATGGACTGGCGAATATATTTATGATGTTACTAGAGGTATTCCTTATGATACATCTATATTAGGTAAATTATTACCTAGAAATGTATTAACAGCTTTTTATAACACAGAAGCTAAGACAGTGCCTGACATATCAGAAGCCAGTACATTATTACAATTCAATAGAGCTAGTAGACAGCTTATTGGTCAAATTAATTTAACGCTTGTGGACGGTACGACAAATGGCATCAACATCTAGTGTTCCACCATTATTAATAACATCAACAGGAGTCAGTCTACCACAAACGGCTGATATTCTAACTGGTGTATTAACAGATATGAATAATTCATTTGGGGGTAATTTAAACACCACATCACTTGCTACTCCACAAGGGTATTTGAGTGAAAACTTAACTTATTATATTACTCAATTAAATGCAAATATTGCTTATGTATTAAGTATGTTTGATCCCTCTACAGCAGATGGAAGATGGCAAGACGCTATCGGTAGGCTATATTTTCTAACACGAAATCCTGCAACAGCTACAATAGTTAGTTGTGATTTAATTGGACAACCAAGTGCGTCAGTACCTGCTGGGTCTTTAGCAACAGATGGTACTTATAACTATACTGCGTTAGGTGCGTATACTTTTTCTAGTGGCGGTACAGTTACAGGATCATTTGCCTGCACTACACTTGGCGCTATACCATGCCCAGCTAATAGTTTAAATCGTATCGCACAAGCTGTATCAGGGTGGGATGCTATAAACAATACAGCAAATGGGTCTATTGGTAATGATGTTGAGGATAGAACTAGCTTCGAGTTTAGAAGGCAGCAATCTGTAGCTGGTAATGCAAAATCTTCTGTATCATCAATTTTAGGGGCTGTAATAGAAGTACCTAATGTATTAGACTGTTTTGTTTATGAAAACTTCACAAATGCAGCTGTTACTGTTGGGGCCACATCATATTCCGTTGCTCCTCATAGTATTTATGTAGCGGCCATTGGCGGAATAGATTTGTCGGTTGCAACAGCTATATGGAATAAAAAATCTATAGGGTGCGCTATGAATGGAAATACAACAGTATCTGTTACTGACACATCATCATTAAGTTTACCACAACCTATTTATTCGATTATTTTTGAAAGACCTGTCTCTTTACCAATATATGTTGTTGTTAATATTGGCAATCATACTGGCGTACCCTCTAATTATGCCGCATTAACCCAACAAGCCATTGTAGCCGCATTTAATGGTACAGATGGAAGCGATAGAGTTCGCATAGCATCAGACTTATACGCTAGCCGATTTTATGCTGGAATATCTGCTATTTCACCATATATTAAAATCATATCACTATATATTGGAACGTCTGTTGCTCCAACAGGTACAGAAGTATTAGTTGGAATAGACAAAATTCCGACTATAACAACAGCAAATATTAGTGTTAATCTAGTATAATGGCTATTTACAATTATGTTAATGATGGATATGTAAACGCAGGGTATCTAGCTACTGTAACTACAAATACAGATGCTGTTAGCGTAGTATCCATGAGACAATATGATAGTAGTCCTATAATTCAAGGGATATTAAATAATTGGGCGGCTAATTTATATTCAGCTGGCATCTTGGACACAATATATGATACTTGTGTAAATATACAAACATGTACCGGTCACTGGTTAGACTTGTGGGCAGTGAAAGTTGGGGTATCAAGATATGTGCAAATACCTTCACAAGAAACTTCATTTGGTTTTAATGAATCTGGAAATGATTGGCTTCCTTTTAATGATGGGTGTTTTTATTTATCATCATCAACGCAAACCTATGCTTTGACAGATGTTGCGCTTTCTTCATTAATATTATCAAAAAGTGCGGCTAATATAACTAATTGCACTGCTAACAGCATTAATAATTGGTTAAATATATCATACGGTAGTCGTGGAAATTGCTACTGCATAGATAATCATGATATGACTGCAACTTATTATTTTAATTTTGCACTAGCAGTCTGGGAAATAACAATTTTAACACAAAGCACAGTATTACCAAGACCAGTTGGTGTGCAGGTTACTTTAAATGTATTAGGAGTGAATTACAGTGTCAATTAGTATACCCACTAAAATAACAGTTCCATTTGCGAACTCTGCTGGAGCTTATAAGAATACAATACCTATACCATCACAGATAGGGATAACAAATGGTATTGCTAGTTTTACTGATGGCTTTCCACCATTAACTATGACACCAAAAGCATCGGGAGGCGTACCTCCTTATGGCCAAGATATGAACGGCATTTTATATAATGCTACTCAAGCACTTCAATACACGCAGGCTGGTGGATCGTTCATTTATGATGGAACTTTCTCTACAGCAGTGGGCGGCTATCCTATAGGGGCAAAAGTTCAAGCGACAGATTATTCTGGGTATTGGTTAAATAAAACAGCCAATAATACAACGTCACCTGAATTATTTGGGGCAGGATGGGTTCCATATAATCAACAAGGTGAAACTTTAGTTACTATGAGTAGCTCTAATATAACTTTAAGTGCATTACAAGCTGCCAAAAATATTATTATTTTGTCTGGCACAATAAGTAGTAATTTAAGCTTAATATTACCTACTTATACGCAGGAATGGCAAATAGTTAATAACTGTACTGGGTCAGCATATGTAACAGTTAAAACGGCATCTGGAAGTGGTATCAATGTATCATGCGGAAATAATACTGTTGTATATGGAGATGGCACAAATATTAAAAACGTAGCTGCGTCTTCCGCTTTATTAGCAACAAATGGCTATCAATTACTGCCTAGTGGCTTACTAATGCAGTGGGGATCCGCAACCACACCATCTGGAGGCACAAGTGTTACTGTTACACTCCCTATACCATTTACGACCGCTGGAGTTAATATTTCTGGTAGCGCGGTAGCTAGTCCTACTTACAATTCAGGTATGGTTCAGTTTTATGGATTAAATACAACCTCATTTATTGGGCTAACAGCTGCTGGGCCTGTTCAATTTAATTGGTTAGCAATAGGATATTAATATGACTACAATCGTGACTCGATCAGGGAAGGGTTCTGAATTAACTTGGAACGAAATGGATACAAATTTAGTTAATTTAAATAATGCTATAGGTATTGGTGGCGGTGGTGGAATAGGGTATCCTCCAAGTGGCCTAGCTAACTCTACAGGTACAGCTTGGGGTACACCATTGACAACCTCTGGAACAGGTACAGTAGTTGCATTAGCAGCATCACCTGTTCTTGTCACCCCTGCTTTGGGTACACCAACTAGCGGAAACTTAATTACTTGTACAGGTTTACCTTTGGCAACTGGTGTAACTGGGACTTTACCTACTGCTAATGGTGGAACAGGAACAAGTGTATCAACTGGAACTGGTAGTTTTGTATTAGCTACAAGCCCTACTCTTGTTACACCAATACTAGGAACACCATCTAGTGTAACATTAACGAGTGCTACAGGTTTACCTTTAACAACTGGTGTAACAGGAACTTTACCTGTAGCTAATGGAGGAAC